TCGGCACTGCCGCCTCCCTCCATCAAGGAACAAGGCCCTGCTGCTCCCAGCGTAGAGCAGCAAGGCCTTGAACTTCCGCGTATCAGGAACCGACTGCGACGTAGTCTTCGATGCCGCTCGGGAAGGAGTCGGTCCGGATGTACTGGAACGGACTCGCCGATGTGTGCGCCCAGTCGTCCCCGGGACCGTCCCCCCAGTCGGTGTTGCCGACGCCCCAGCCCTCGAAAGTGTTCGCGAGCATCCCGTTCTCCAGCACGCGCTCCCCTGCGAAACGCATCTGGGTGTACGGGAACACCCACCACCAGTAGGGGTTGGGGTTGGCCAGCCGGCCATCTTCGACAGCGCGGGACCACACCTCAAGGGATACCCCGAACGGGGTGGCCTCGGTACCGGCCTCTGGACCCTGATAGCCGATGACGTTGTTGCTGCCGTCTTCGAGCAGGGTGCCTCCGGCGAGGATCTCTGAGAGTTCCGGCGAAGGCGAGCAGATGGTCAGGGTGAACGTGACTCGCTTGAGCACGTCGGGCAGCTTGTAGTAGACGCAGACCGAACCGTCGGCGGCCTTCTCTTCGACCTCGTCACCTTCGGTGTACTCGGGGGTGAAACCGAGCGTCATGAACCGCTGGGTGACATACGACGACTCGGCACCTTCAAGAGGCGCGCCCGAGATGGCGAGCTTGGACGCGCGAAGGGCAAGGCCGCTAACGCTGGCAGGACTCGCGGTCATCTTTATTCTCCGATCATGATCCGGATACGCCTAGACGGGCTAGGCACGGGTCAAACTGAATGAGGCCCAGTCGGGTCCCCTCGGCATACCGCCGGTTCACCGTCCACTGCACGTGGGACAGGTCCTGAACGGTACCGAGAAAGATCTTGATCGGGCCGGTGACCGCGATCCCGTCGATGGGGTACGCCGGGTTGACCACATAGGGAACGTTGAGGATGTCCATCGCCTCCATGCCGATCCGAACTGCGGACCCCATGCCCAGATGGATGATGGGGTCGAGCTCGGGATGGGCCTCATAGGCGTCGAACAGCAACTCAGCAACGGCTGCCTTCGGATCGGCACTCACGGCCGAGGTGGCCACCGCGCCCGACGTCAGGAACATCCGGTTGAACTGGTCTCCACCGGAGCCGTCCGCCCAGTTGGTGTCGCCGAACCACAGGACCTGACCTACCTGATACTCCGCAGCGTCCTCAAAGGCGTCGATCAGCTCCTGGGCGATCCGCTCCGGCGTGCATCGGACCGGAGACTTCTGCCGGCCTGCGATCGCGAACGGCAGGCTGAGGTACCCGTATTGCGAGTCCTCGATGTCGTCCTCGGAAGGAAGCTCTGGACAGATCTCGGCGAAAATGAACTCCCGGCCGCAGGAGAACGCGTCGAACGCCAAGCCGAGACCGTGCAGCGGCCCGCCGTCCTCCACCACGTTCGTCACCGTGATGGAGGGGATCTCCTTGCTCAGGAGTCTTGCGCTACCCGGCATGATCCCCTCCTCTCACGATCGTCTCGAACTCGATGGGTCAGCGACTCGCGCTTGCGGGATCAGGAGCCGAACGGGGCGATGGTGCCGACCGTGGCACCCTCGATCTCGCTGGCCTGGGTGACGACCAGGGACTCCACGCCGATCATGGCGACGCCTTCGAACGTCTCCATGAAGGTCTTGTAGTCGTTGGTCGAGACCAGGGTCGAGTCGCGAACCACGCCGATGTCCAGCGTTCCGCCGTCGAGGTACAGGAACGATCCCTCGGCGAACAGGTGCCAGTCGAACGTGGTCGGGTACTCCACCAGCGGAGCCGACGAGTTCTGAGCAGCGAACGTGCCGTCGAGGTGCCAGGACACCCGCACGTTCTGCGCAGTCAGGAATGCCTGGATCTGCGCGTCCGCGTAGGCGATGGCGTTGTCTCCCGGCACCTGCTGGGAGAAATCGGTCCGCATCGCGTCGAGCACCCACTCCGGGGCGATGACCCGCAGCGGCGTGGCACGACGCATGCGGTGGCGAGACCGGTACGCCGAGCCGGCCCGGGCGATGGCGTTGAGGAAGTCGCGCCCGACACCGAGCTTGACCGCGGAGGTCACGTCGGTGGACAACGCGGACATCTTGGCCAGCAGTTCCAGCTCGGCGATACGCGCGTGCTGGATCAGACCGAGCTCGTTGTTCCGGTTGACCAGCTCCGGGTAGGCGCGGGTCATGAAGTTGCCGAACTCCAACTGGAGCGTGACGGCGTCGATCTCCGCGTCCACCTCTTGGGCGCAGGTGACCTTGAGCTCGTTCTTCACGGCCGTACCCGGGCTGGCGTCCACCGTGGAGGTCCAGATGCCGACGGCGTCAGCCAGGTCGGTCAGGACCGGAGGCGTGACGAACCGGACACCGCCGCGGTTGGCGTTGAACATCATCAGCGCGTCACGGACCGGACGGTCGGTGACACCGAGGCCGAAGATGTCGTAGCGCACCGGAAGAGGTGCACAGAAGCCGCCGGACGCGACCACGGCCTGGTCGAGTACCGCCTGGATCTTCTTGCCGTTCTTCTGGAAGTCGCCGTCGAGGATCCGGTCCTCCGGGTAGCTGGAGGTGATCGTCGCCACCGTGTGCTTCTCGCCATCGCCGCCCGAAGCGCGATTGACTGCACGGATCCGGTGGACGAAGGCCCGGCCGACGTCCTCCACCGTCTTGAACGGGGTGCCAGCCGACGTGCCCTGGATGTCCATCCCTGCCAGAATCGTGTTCGGCAGCGGGGCCGAGGACGCGACGATGGGCTTGTTGTCCTCTGCGACTTCGATTGTCCGGTCATCGACGGAAGCGGAAGCAGTCACCGTCGTCTCCTCACGTGTGGTGGTGGTGGATTCAGCCTTTGCCTCCGCGTCCGCAGGAGCGGAATCCGCTTCGGACGACCCCGCCGAGGCCGCAGTGGCTTCGGCGACAGGCTCAACATCGGCCGCAGTGTCGGCCTGATCCTTACCGGAGGCATCTGCGGCAACCGCCTCTGGCACCGGGGCCGATTCGGTACCGGTGGCGTCCGACGTCTCGGCGACATCCGACGTCTCGGCCGACTCTCCGGTGGCCTCGGCCGACTCTCCGGTGGCCTCGGCGACATCCGACGTCTCGACCTCCGAGGGCTCTTCAGCGACCTCGGCGTCGTCCGACGTCTCGGCCGGCTCCCCGGCGGCCTCGGTGCCGGACGTCTCAGCGGTCACCGACTCCCCCTCGTCGCCACCGCCTTCGGCAGAATCGCCGGTGCCGTTCCCAGCCGAAGCCCGAAGCGCCGTGCGGTGCTCGGTGAACGTGCGAGCAGCCGTCAGGTACTCGCGCATGTCGTCCGGATTGGCGTCTGCTTCAGCCTTGGCGAACTCGGCGAACGCCGAGGCGATCAGGCTTTCGAGTTCAGGCTCGGACAGTTCCTTGACCCTGTCCAGTCCCTGCTGAATGGTGTCGATCACGGCGTACCTCCGCGCCTTCGTCAGAAGTGACAACACGGAGGTACCGGAGACAACCGGTCGCTCAGATCAAACTCTGCACGAAAAGATGTCGACGGTCAACTCGGGTCTGCTGGCGTGCCGGATTGACGGCCCCCCGCATTGATGTTGAATACGACCTGTCCAGCCGTCGCCGGGGCACCGGTCAGTTCAACCGACTCGACACTCGCCGTCAGTGCGTTCTGCGACGCGATCCGGTCTTCGAGCCGGGTGATGCGGTTGTCCATGTCCTGCATGGCGGCGATGACCACTTCCTGCTGACGGAGTGCGTACATCGCCGACGCGCCGGCGGCCACGATGGCGAGCACCTTCCCAGAGGCCACCAGAGTCCGGGCCACCGGGAATCCGGGGTGGTTCACCTGGCAGACCGCGACGAGCTCGTGCGCACCGTTGATCGGACGCCAGTCGCCGGACGGGGCACTCGCGCGCAACGCCCGGATCTGCTCCGGAGTGACCTGGGGACGCAGCGACCCGGCGATCCAGATGCCGTGCTGATCCTCACCCACGTTCACGTCGGCCACCGCCGAGGCGGTGTCGTCGTAGTGCTTGACGGCGTCACCGGCGCTCGCGGTCAGATCGTTGCAGTGCCCTCCGGCGAGCGTCACCTGGCCGACCGGAACCTCGTCACCCTCCTTGGTGACGACCACGCCGGTCTTGAAGAACGCGTAGTTCGACGGGGAGCGGGGGGCTGTCACACCCGGCATCCCGGTGTGCTGAGTGCCCCACGGGGCGATGTGACCGTAGATCCGGCCGTCGGACGTGACCGCGATCGGAGTCGGCTTGTCCAGGTCCGGATTCTGGAACCACTCCCGCGGAGGGAACAGCAACGCATCGCTGCCCGCTGCCGTGATGGCCTTGATGACGTCGTCAGTGCCGTCCGGCACGACCTCGGTGTAGGTTCCGTCGGCGAGCATGGTCATCGCTCCTCGCATGTTGGCGTTGGTTCTGCTCAACTGCTCGACTCTGACTCTGAGGCCATCGGCGAGAACAACGGAATGTCGGTGACGTCTTGGCCGAACGATACCCGGATACGGTCGAAGGTGACATTCCCAACCCTCTTCACCAGGTCGTTCAGATTCACATTGTCGGCCGCCGTATATACGACGGCGATGTGCGGATGCCACGGGGTGTGCTGCGGCGGCGGCAAAGGCTGGACCGGGTCAGAACCGCGCCATGCGTCCCAGACCCGGTCATGGATACGCGTCAGGTCCCCTCCGTCCCCGACGCTGTACACCCAGCACGGATCGTCTCCGTACGGGTTCCAATGGGCGAACCCGAAGACCTTGGCCTCGATCGGCCGGCCGACCTGTCGAGCCCAGTCGGCGGCCATGTCCACCAGCCGTTGCCGATTCGACGCGTCGTAATCGGCGGACTCGCCTAAATACATCAACGTCAGATGCAGTTCGGTGACATCTTCGCCGTCTTCAACGTACAGACGCTCGGCATCCTCTGTACGAGGGACCAACGCGATCATCCCGCCGGTCCCGTTGTACGCGGCCGTGACCGCGGCATTGGCCGCAGCCGTGTAAGCCTTCATCTCCTCATCGGACATGCAGGTGCCGTCGGGCATCCGGTGCCGCCCTTCAGGACACGGTTCCATCGACCCCCGGACCGTACTGACGCCGGCCCGATGCAGCTTGTCGCCGGTGTACAGGCCGGTGGTCTCCTTGTGACGCAGTTGGCAGTAGCCCGCCGCCCTGGGTCCCATGTACTTGAACAACCGCCGGTAGCAGCGACGCCAGTCCCCGTGCACGCCCCAGGCGATCTTCAACGCGCCCTTCCCCCGCGTCCAGTACCGGCGAAGACGTCTGGCTCCCGGATGGTACTTGCCCCCGAGATCCGCAACCGCGATCATGCCGTCCTGATCACGACGGCCGTTCCCGTTCATCGCCGAAGTCAGCGCATCGCGCCGGACCCGGAGGGCAGCCCACTCCCGGATCGTCTCGATGTCCGAGACCAGTGCCCGAGCCTGACGTCGCCCCCCGATCCGGGCGTCATAGTCGCCTTGTTCCTCCCGCCGATACGCGCCGATCTGGGCGATCGCCTCCCCGAACGTGTGATCTATTGAGATCGCCAGATCGGCCGTCACTGCCGCAGACCCAGCGTCCGGCAGGAAATCGGCTCGAACCGTGGGATCACCCAGATCGACGGCATCCATGCCGGCAGTGACCTGCTCGGCGAGCTCGGCATCATCCAGGACCACCAGACTGGCGACATGGCCGGATACCGGCCATTCGTCCAACGGCTCCCACTGACCGGCCGCCCGGACCGATAGTTGCGGGCCGGGCTCGATCCGGATCAGCGACCAGACGGCGGTGATGTCGATGTCATCGACCACGGCCGCAATGATCGGAGTGTCGACATCGTCCGGCAGGGTTGTGACCGGCATCTCTGAAGGAAGGAACGTCGCCGGTGCGGCATAGGACAGCAACAGCCGGTCTCCACTGCGCACCGCATCGACAATGGCGGCGAGCATGGCCGGATCCGGGTCGACCCTCAGGCCGGACGTCACCCAGGATGGATCGATGTCCTGCCAGGCGGGGCCGGACGCGTCCCACCGCTGCCACGTATCGGGGGACTGCCCCGCCTGACGAACCAGGTCGGTGACCAGATCTGGATCAGCCGACGCACATAAGCCGTAGTAGCCGTAGACATCCGGCTCATAGCCAATCGACGCTAGCAAGCCCTGGGTCCGCCGTTCGACCTGTTCGCCCACCGAGCGGAAGATGCCTTCAGACCACTCCCGGAACTCCGACCCGCCGGCCAGGCTGGACAGGATCCGCTCCCGGCCCGGATACCCATCCTGCCCCGGCAGCCATCCGGTCGAGTCGGAATGCACGGCCTGATCGAACAACAACGCGAGATCGTCTATCGCGTCGATGTCCAATGCCGCGCCAGAGGCCAGTAAGGATGCGGCCTGCTGGTAGGCCTCCGGTACCTCGGTACCGTAAGCCCTCGCCCAGCGCACACCCTGAAGGGTCTCGGCCACGACCCCGGTCGGCACCGGGTACGTACGCGAGGCCGACTGCGAAACCGCGATGACATCAGACACGAAGTGCGTCCATCTGGACCCGAAGCGCCTCGATGCTCATCTGCTCCAGGGGGTCCTGACCTGAGGCGGTGACAGCCCAGGAGTCCGGGAGCATACCGAGCGCGTTCAACGCCCGGGCACGCTTGACGATGTGCCGGCGCACCCGGCCCTTGTCCTTGGTCGTGGTGTTGAGCCGCACGATCGCCCGGCGGAGCGCGTCCCGGTCCGGAATCGGGAACGAGCCGTCGGACAGCGCGACACCCTGCTTGGCGTAATTGCGCCGGGTGTCGGCGGAGAAGAACCGGCTCGCCGCCGTTATCCCCCCGGCGATTCCGGACAGGTCCCAATCCGGGAGCATATCCAGAGCACGCAGGGAATCGGCTTTCTTGATCACGTACCAGCGAATGGACTCGTCCGAGGCCGCAGCCTCGATCGCACGCGGCAGATCGTCCCTGGTGACTACGGGTGGGATGAAGTTGGGCATGACGATCCCCCTTTAGGTGGTCGGTTCAACGATCTGCTCGGTAGGGCCGGACCCATTGGTTCCGGCAGTCGACACCGCATCACCTGGACCGTAGGTGGCGTCTTGAGGGAGGGTCTTGGCCGGTAACGGAGAGCCTGTCGAGGTCTCCTGCCCGAACAGCTCGGGTAGGACCTGCTGAAGGATGTGGGCCTGCGCCTCCGGACTCAGGTTCTTGCCGACCTGGTCCAGGACCATGCGCATGGCCACCTCGGTCTGGCTCGGAGCATCGGCATCGGAGAATCCGTGCGCCCTGCGCCAGGAATCTCCAGAGATCAGCTCCCGGTCGTAGCCCTCGTTGGCCGATTCGGCGGGATCGGCCTTGGTGACGATCTCGGAGGGGTCGTACCAGAAGACCAGCCTGGCCAGCGTCTCAGGACTCAGGTTCGGGAACTTCTTCTTCAGCCGGCCGCGCAGGTAGGACGTGGTCACCGCGTCGCACAGCATGACCGCCAACGGCTCGATGTGCAGTCGGTACAGATCGTCATCAACCACTGTGGCGTTGGTGTACCTGACGTTCGAAAGACCTTCGACCTTCTCCTTGGGCATGTTCAGCCCGTTGAGAATCCGGACCAGAATGTCCTCGGCCCGTTGGATCAGATACCGGTCGGACTCCCTGGCGAACGAGATCCACTTGATCTTCTCGCCGAGGTCTTCCGGACCGGTGATGAACACAGGCACGGCAGAGGTGGCGGCGGTCTCGTTGGTGATGGGGTTGACGACGGCGTCGAACAACTCATCGATGAGTTCCTCGGTCTCGTCCTCGGTGGCCTCGATGTCCTTGTCCACCGACGCGCCGGCCACCCTCAGGCCGTCGGGGATGAACAGCACGCCGGCGTTCATTCGGGACCTGGCGATGCCCCGGATCATCTGCTGGAGCGCACGGAGTTCCTGGCATAGCTCCAACAGCGCGATCATGGAGGAGGTCGGCTCTTTGGAGTACCGGGGATGCTGCCGCCAGATCCGGATCAGAGACGTCTTGTTCTTGTCGAGCTCGCGCCAGGGGGTCCCCTGGGGGCTCCTGGAGATTCGCGCCTCACGCAGGATCGGCACCTGGTCGGTGAGCCGGACCTGGAGTTCGGTGGTCGACCGGATGCTCCACCGGCCGTCGATGAGCGCCAGATAGCACTCGCCCGGCACTGAGATGTTCAGCGTGAACATCCTCAGCAGCCCGGCGATCCCACCGAACCCGGATCCCAGCTCGGTCAGCAAGGTCTCCATATAGGCCATAACGTCGTCGGTGAGATCCTCGGGAAGCGCCAGACCGGCTTTCTCGTCGTACTCGGTCTCGTCGTCGTTCTGGTCGGCCTGTCGGCGACGCAACTGGCTGATCGAGGTCGGTGCGGAGTCCGGATCCACCACCACGGCCGGATACAGGCGCAACCGGGACATGATCGCACCGAGCATCTCGTACCCGTAGTTGATCTCTCCGATGTTGTCGTGCTGATCCCAGGC